TATTGAAACGGTATCCAAGCCTTGAGGAAGATCAAAAGGATGCGATCGAGGTTGATTTCAAAACCTTTGCGGCCATTAACCCGCAATTAGCAAAGAGTATTGAGGGACTCGTTCTGAATTTGAGTAACTATAAGCAACGCGCCGAAGACTATGTTAACGATCACAGTGTTGAAGAATTTAAGGGGCATATCGCTGCGCTGTTTTTAGTAGAAGATAAAAAACGCATTAATAGGTATTTTAAATAAATGGTTGATATAACTGTACCGATTAAGTTTGACGATGATCCTGATCCGGAAACGGAAACGCAAGGGCCTGTGCAATCCGACGAGGTCACGCCGTTCGACAAATTAATGGCGGTAGGTCTTGATCAAACGCCAGCCCGCACCGCTAAAGATCACAAAACTTTATTACCTGACATTGACCATGATGGTTATGCGAAGGCCACAGCTACAGCAAAGTCGTTGCCAGGTTCGAGCCCTGATGATGTTTATGAAGACCCGGCACCGTACCGGGCGGCTGAAAACAAAAATGCTTTTGATAAGGCGGTGGATGAAAGTCCAGGCACGGCAATTTTCTTTTCAAAGCAGAAAAACGTCAAGGTCGCGGGGGATGCTGCCGAAGAGCTAGGCGCTGTCGAGGCGTTGTTAAAATATGGCGGTCGATCGATCGCGCGTGGTGGCATACGCCTGGGGCAGATGTATCACCAATACGGCGCTGAACAAGCGGCAGAACAAGCGGGTGACACCAATCGGAGTTTTATGGAAATATTACGGGATCAAAATCCTTATGCGGCACAAAACCCATTTGGAATTTATGGCCCTTTTGATTTTCTTTTAGCGTCAGAACGATTTGCAACTTCGCGCTTATACTCGCCGGAAGAGGCGTCAAAGACTGCGGCTTATAGATTGAGCCGAGTTAGCGATTTATTAAAATTATCGGAAGAAGAGTACGGCGTTGCACAAAAAGAGCATCAAGATGAAATCATGGAAGCCGGTAAAAAAGGATGGCTTCCGCCAATAGAGGTTGCAGTCCGAAGTCCAGGTAAGTCGTTAGCGTTAGGCGCCGAAATAGCTGGCGAGTTTGCGCCTCAATTATTGATAGCTGGGGCGACGACTTACTTCGCCGGCCCAGTTGCTGGCTCGGCCATGATGGGTTTTCAAAGTGGATTAGTCGAGCGATACGCTTCGCCCGCGGAATACTTTGGTAAAAAGGGGTACGATTTAAGCAAGCCCGAAGATATCCAAAAAATTGTTAGCGATCCAAAAATTATGTTCGAGGCCCAGCAATACGGTTTTAGCCGCGCCATGATTATCGGCTCGCTTGATGCAATTTCGGGCGGTATCGCAAGCCAAGTTTATGGCGGAATTCTCAGAACTTTATTGGTAAATGCAATTGCACAACCGTTGTTAGGCGGTGGGGGGGAGGCGCTTGCTCAAATAAAAACAGAGGGCCATGTTGATAACTGGGGCGAGGTGGTTTTAGAAACGATCGGTGAATTTGCAATGATGCCGGCAGAGGTCGCGGTGATGGGCGGGCGCGCAATTAATGATGCGCGACAAGCGCAAAGAGCGATGCGTCAGGCTGATCATATTCGCGAAGCGATGGAGGCTTCGCGGAGGACGGCAATCGCCAGACGAGCGCCGGATATTGCGGCAGAACATAGGGCTGATGTTTTTGCTGAGAATGATATTGACAAAATAACAATCGATGCGGATCGATTTGTTACATACATGCAGGATTCGGCTGATCCCGATTTTGCCTCGCGGCTGGGCTTAACGGAAGAAGGTTTAAATGATGCACTCAATCTCGGTGCTGAGATTGTTATAGATCGCAATGGGCTAGCTTACTTGGCTGGTCTAGAAGATTTTGACTCGATAGTCAATCATATGCGCTTTGACGGAAGCCCGATGTCAGCGGCAGAGGCGGAAGAGTTTGAACAAGGGTTTTTCCGCGAAGAGCTTGAAAGATTAGAAAGTCAAATAGAAACGCTCAACCTTGATGAAAGAATCGAAGTCGAAACAATTGCCCAGCAGGTCGAGGCCCAGGTTAAAGCCGCCGGCCGATCGGATAACGAGGCGCAGTTTATAGGTCTTTTGCTTGGAGAGCGGTATGCAACTCGCGGGGAGCGGGCAGGGATGTCGCCGCTTGAGATGTTCCGGCGTGACAATGTTCGCATGGTCGGCCCTGGTCAAGAGTTGCCAGGCTTCGACATGATGGATTTAGCGATCGATAAAATGCGCGAAGGTGTTTCGGCGGAACAATTCCTACGGCTCCGCAAAACGCCAATGATTAACGCGCTGATCGAGCGCGGCGGCATCGATCCGACAAGCCGGCTCGCGGGAGAGCTACGAGCGAGAGACATAACGCCAGACACAATGCGCCGACTGTTTGTCGAAGGCGGTCTGGGCGAGGCCGATAACCTGGTGCAGAGCGAGTTTGATTTTCTCGATGCGGAAGCAATCGGAGACACGGGGTACATCGATCAGAACCTGTTGATCGATGCGATCGAGGCTGATTACCGCGGAACGCCATATCGCTCGTTGTCAGAACAAGAACAGGTTGCCGAATACGAGGGCGACATTACGGAATTACAGCGCATCATGGATGACGCTGGTCTGACCGCGGAGTCAACGCCGCAAGAAATCCGCGCAGCTGTTGATGAGGTGATTGCTGGAACGCGACAGTTCGAGCAAACCGACACGACCAGTGAAGCGTTCAAGCGGTGGTTTAAGGATTCGAAGGTTGTCGATGAGAACGGTGAGCCGCTTGTCGTCCATCACGGTACGACTGGACAGATCTTTGATGCGTTCGATATGTCCAGAGGTGAAATTTCTCGTGCGCTGGGTGGAGACGGTGCCCACTTTTTCACGGCAAACAAAGCCCATGCAGCGTTCTTCGCGAGACAAGACGACCGCAATGTTATGTCGGTATACCTGTCGATGCGGAATCCGATGGTCATTTCGCAGGCAGACTTGGAAGCAGCACAAGTAGATTTCGCGCGCGATGAAATGGAAAACCGCCCTGAAGATTTCGACGGTGAGACGCTTGATGATGTTGTCGATTTTCTCGATGAAAGCCCGATTGATTTTGTTTCAGACTTTGTTTCCGGAGCGAAAGCGGCCGGCAACGACGGGCTAATAATTCGTGACTTCGCGGACCTCGACCAAACGAGTGACGTGTTTCTCCCATTCTCGCCGAACCAAATTAAGTCGGTCGATAACCGCGGTACTTTTGATCCAGACGATCCGCGGACGTTTTTCCAAAGCACGGGACTGCGAGCCGGCACTGAAGACTTATCGGCTTATGGCATCGAGCCAGGCGGCAGATATAAGGTTCGCGATGTTGCTATCGCATTAGAAGCGAGGCAGCGCGATAAGTATGGGCGGGTCGATCGTGATGATAACTCTGATGCAGCCGCCGATCGTCTTGCGGACTGGATGGCTGATGAGGTCGAGTTCGAATATCAAAACAACCCAGAAGAAAGCGGCGTGGGTTGGTATTCGGACAAGTATCAAAGGGCGCTTGATAATCTCTCGACGTTCTTTCCAGAATTCAAACGCGGTCAAAAATTTAATCCGGACAATTTGCCTGGATTAGCAATTCTGGAAAACCGACAGAACAGTCGAGATTTCTTTACCGCGCTTTTGGCGATTACATCTGACGGTCAGCGGGTTGCGGATAATTTTAGGATCGCCCAGGAGATATATACCGAATTCAGAAAAACCGGAAAACTGGCAACAGCTGATTCGAAGGGTGCCAGACGAGTGGCAAGCGTTGTTCAAAATTTGGAAAACGTGCAATCGCTCCTCAACCTTCTGGGTCCAAAGGAAATGCATCAAAGGCTGTTAAGGGAATTAACGGTCAAGGAGATGAACGCGGAACTGCGAGCGGAGGGTAAAGAGGTTATCGGTGGATATACCGTCGATATGATTATGCCTTATTCCGCGCTGGTATTCGGAAGCAAGCTAGGTGCGTTCTATGCAAACCTAATGGGTGCAACCGGTTACCTCACAATGGACTTGTGGTGGACGCGATCATTCAATCGCTATCGCGGGAATATGCTTCCGACGATCTCTGGATTAAACAACGCGCTCGATAAAAACGGTGACCCGGTCGGCTTGGCTCGATTTAAGCAATTATACACCGAAGAGAAACGGGCAACGCAAACATCTGTTTTGCCGCTTGTAAAGTCTTGGCAAGAAATTACCGACGATGAGGCGTTATTGTTGTTGGGCGAGTTCCAGGCAGCGGCAAAAGCGAAGGGATTTAAAAACACAAGCGCAGTGGAAAAGGCTGCCAATACTCTGCACAAGGCAGCGTTTACCGCTTTAGAGGAACAGCCTTACAACGCAAGTGATCGAAAGTTTATGGTGCAGACTGTGCAGCAAGCACAGCAAAAACTTAAAGAGCGGAATTTAAATGTAACTATTGCTGACATTCAGGCAATACTTTGGTATTATGAAAAGCGTTTATATGGGGAGTTAACAGGTGCCAAGCCGGCAGACATTAGCTACGCAGAAGCAGTCGAAACCGTCATTCGGGATTCTGGACGACAGGATCGACAAGGCGTTGAACCAACTCTCATCGAAGGACCGGATGGAACTGTTTTTGAGACTGTCGAAGAAACAGAAACCGAAGTAGGTCGGACGTTTCAGCAACGCGCCTATCACGGCACACCGCATCGATTTTCAAAATTTGATATAAGCAAGATGGGAACCGGCGAAGGCGCCCAGGCGTTTGGCTGGGGGCTGTATTTTGCTGAACGTAAACAGGTCGCTCAATATTATCGCGAGACGTTATCGGGTAAAGCTGATGCAGGGCAGTACGGTTTTAATTGGGATGGTGTAATTCTAACGCCGTCTGAGATGGCTGAAGAAGCCCGCGCAATATGGATGGATGATGGGAAAGAAGTTTATGATTTAGATGATTTTCGCGACATATGGAATGACGCAATGAATTCTGGATTAATGATTCCAGAAGATTCAACACCCGCGGATTTTGTAGATCGTGGGATTGATGTTCCTTCTTTGAAGGATAGTTCAATCGGAAATATTGCTTTCAACGAATATTTCGATGACCTAGCCGCAACAGGGTCTATTTCAGATCAAGAAATAGCGAGACAAAAAATCATATCGCTGAGGCATCCCGCCCGAGCAGCCATGAAAACCGCATCTGCGGTCTTTTCATTGGCGCAATCATACGCGCAAGGTTATTTGGCAGCGCACGAAATTGTAGAGCAATTTGATATCAAACCAGAGCGGCCGGGTCGGCTGTTCGAGGTTGAGATACCGGAAGACGATCAGTTCCTAAATTTTGAAACACCCATAAAAGAACAATCGCAATTAGTTGTTGATGCGGTCAGTCAGATCGAACTTGATCTCGCAAACCGTAACGCTCGCAGAGATGGAACTGAATTACTCACACTAGATGATCTAAAGAAATACGAGGCTTATAGGTTCGACCGCACGGGTGAGGAATTTTACCGCGAGCTTTCACAAGAGTTAGGAGGTGACCAGGCCGTGTCTCTCGCTTTGTCCGCAAAAGGCATTGCCGGCAATCGATTTTTAGATTTTGAGAAAACCGACAAATATAATTATGTCGTCTACGACGATAGCCTGATCAACGTCATCAGATACGAAGCACCGCTGAACCGTGGAACGATCGAATTGCGAGCGCATGAAACGGTTATCAGGCTCGGCAAGGACGCGGACGCCAGTACGTTCCTGCATGAAAACGGTCACCTGTTTTTGGAACAGCTGAAGTCTGATGCCAGGGAGTTTGGTACAGAACAGCTTGTCGAGGACTGGAACACTACCCGCAACTGGTGGGCATCGAACAGCGAAAGCATCCGTCGCGAAGCGATCCAGTATGCAAAAAACAGAGGCGACCAGGAATCTGCAAACGTACTCGATAAGATGGGTCAGGCAGCGATCCGCGCGTATGTGCGAACCGGCGATCTGACAGGCGGTGTGGAGTACGCCGGCAGAGGTAATGCAACGGCGCCGTTACAATACCTCACCGAAGCAATGCATGAACAATATGCGCGCGGGTTTGAGGATTATTTGCGGACAGGCCAAGCGCCAAGCGTCCAGCTGCAAAGTGCGTTTAATCGGTTTCGAGGTTGGCTTGTGTCGATCTACAATGCGATCCGCCGCCGCCTGGGGCGCGACATTCTCGATGTCCAATATTCGCGCGAGGTCGCGCAGACTGTCGATCGGTTGCTGGCAAGCGATGCCGATATCGAACTGGTGCGCGAGCAATACAATCTGAAGGCGCTCTATGACAGTGCCGAAGAGGCGGGCATGACTCCAAAGCAGTTCGAGCGTTATCAGCTGCAAGTGGCGCGGGCGGTTGATCAGGCGAAGACTAGACAGCTGAAGAAGCATCTAAACGAAATCGAGCGCGAACAAAAAGAATTCTGGAAGTCGGAAGGCGAAAAGATTGCCGGCGGGATTCGCGCTGAACTGGCGCAAGACCCCGCCTATCGAGCTTTGTACACGTTAACGCAAAAAGCGTTGGCAGATGGTACGCCACTACCCGAAGGTTTTGCAATTGATCGCCTGGATCGAAAAGCGGTTGTAACAATGCTGCAAAGCGCAGAGAGCCTAAAGCGGCTGCCGAAGGTAAAGACAAAGGCGGTATACACTACCCAGCGAAACGAGAGTGGCATCCATCCAGATGTCGCCGCGAATATGTTTGGTTTTCGCGATGGCATGGAAATGCTCCAGGCTATGGCAGCTGCGCGGCCGTTCGAAGAAGTTGTGCAAGCGCGTGTCGATGCCCAGCTGAAAGAAAGGTATGGCGACATGCGGAACGATGGTTCTGCGGTCGAGGAGGCGATCAAGAGCGTCCACATTGACGAGACCGCGGAAGTGTTAACCGCGGAACTAAATGCGCTGCGCGATTCAAGCAACAAAATGAAACCCGCGTTTGTTCGTCAGTGGGCGATTGAGAAGCTGGGTGGCCGTAAGGTTTCGGAGATGCGGCCAAACGAGTTCCTCGCGGCGGAAAAGAGACACGCCAAAGAATCCGGTAGGTTACTACGTCAGGGCGATCGTCTCGGCGCTCAACGGGCTAAGTTCAAACAGCTGATGAATTTCTATATGGCAAAAGAATCCATAAAAGCCCGCAACGAAATTACAGCCGGCCGCAAATATTTCAGCCGGTTCACTGCTCGGCAGAAGAATTACAAGACGATCGACGCCGAGTACATTGACCAGATCAAAAACATTTTATCGAACTATCAATTTGGGCCGCGAATGTCGAAGGACATCAAGGCGTGGCTTGATTTTGCAGAATCTGCCGGCCTTGAAGATGGGGCGGTGTTCAACATTCCGCAGGAAATTATAGATGCGGATGGTCAAACTAATTACCAGGATTTGACGCTTGACGAGTTCCGCACGTTGAGGGACTCGATCAAGGCGATCGAGGCGCAAGGTCGATTGGCTAAGTTAGCTGAAGTGGCTGGAGAAAAAATTTTTCTCGCTGACGCTATAGCCCTAATTATGGATCGTCTTAATAACCGTCGAACGACAAGCCGGGCGACGGGAAAGGTGAGAGGTTATCCCTCTACGCTCAAGGGTCGATGGGCAGAATGGAAGGATGAGCGATCCTCGACCTTGGCAGATTTAGATGCGGCTCTGGCAAAACTGGAGTTTTTGGCCTTCCAAATCGACGGCGAGAAAGGTGGGCCTTTCCATAAATTTATTTTTCAAACTTTTTCAGACGCTGAATCGGCTCGCAATGACATGACGTTACGGGTCGGCAAGCCGATTATGGATGCAATGAAAAATATGCCGCGAGAGATGCAACGTGCGTTAGGAACAAAAATACACGTACCGGAACTGGATCGACATTTGTCGCGGGCTGAAATCATTATGATAGCCCTAAACACCGGCAATTTAAGCAACCGTGATAAAATGATTAGAGGAAGTCGCCTAGATAGGTTTGGAGCGGTTGCGCTAAATGAAGATATTCTCATCAAGGTTTTAGACAATTTAACGCTGGAAGAATGGCAATTTGTCCAAACGGTTTGGGACAGTTTCCAAGAGATGTATCCGGATGTCGAGGCGGTGTTCCGTAAAGAGAACGGACGCTCGCCGGAAACAATTGAGGCTGTCCCGTTTGAGCGCGAATTCGACGGTGAGACGCATGTGTTTCGCGGTGGATATTTCCCGATGATGTACGATCCAGATCGCTCAAGTCGAGGCGCAGATATTAAAAAAATAAACGCGCTTGAGGCTATGCAAGCAACGACTACCCAGGTTGGAGTCTTCAGCGGGATGACAAAGGAGCGCACTGATGCAGCGTTCCCCGTGTCGTTGGATATTACAAAAATACCAGTCCATCTTGAGCGAACCGCTCATTACATAACTCATTATGAGGCCGTCAGAACGACTAAAAAAATACTTTCGAACAAAGAAATAGATGACGCCATCGCCCAGACGATGGGTACTGAATATAAAACTGTTATGGAAAATTGGTTAGGCTCGGTGGCCTCAAATGAAGGCCGATCTGTTGGATCAGATAGACTGTCTAAAGTGTTCGAGTTTTTTCGAACTAACGCAACAATCGCCATCATGGGGTTTAGCTACACGACCATGATCGCGCAGACGCTGGGGCTGTCTACCAGTGCTGATGCGCTCGCGCAGCAACCAGACGGTAAATATAATGCGTTGGCCGGGACGAAATGGATGGCAACCGGTATGTTCCACTACCTTAAAAACCCCGCGCAAAACATCCGGATGATTAAGGAGATGTCGGGTCAGATGCGGCACCGCATTTACAATACCGATCGCGATGTGTCATACGCGATGCGGAAATTTGAGCGTTCCGCCGCTGGTCGATCGATGATGAAGGGAAAATGGAAAGAATTCCAGCGGTTCAGCATGATGGCGATCGCCGGCATCCAGGTGTTAATGGTCGATTATCCGACCTGGATGGGCGCCTATAACAAAGCGTTGGCTGAAGGTAAGGCGCCAGGTGACGCTGTCAATTATGCTGACAGCATCGTAAGAACGTCACAAACGGCCGGCGGATTAAAAGATTTGAGCCCCGTGCAGATGAGCGAGGCGCTGGCACCGTTTATGTTGTTCTATTCGTTTTTCAGCGTCCTCTACAATATCGAACGGCAGATCGTTGGAGATGTTGTCAAGGGTGGAAAAACCTTCATTAAGGACGTACCACAGGCTGCTGCTCGGGTGTTTATGGTGCTTGCGCTATCTACGATTATCGAAAATTTGTACAAAGACAAATGGCCGGATGAGGACGAAGACGAAGACGGTATCATATCAGGTTGGGATTATGCCAAGTGGATAACGCTGAAAACCGCTTATTTTGGATTGTCGAGCATACCCTTATTAAGGGATGTCGTCGGCGGTGTGATGTCTGGTTTTGATTACTCTATGTCGCCGGTTGACAGTTTGGGTGACAATGTCGGCAAGATGATTCCCGCCATCAGCAAGGCGATCGATGATGGTGAGATGACGGAGTTAGGATTAAAGTCTATAGCTGGTGTGATTGGTTTCTCAGTTGGCGCACCAGTCACATCGATTAACCGTATGATTCGAACAGCTTTCAAAATGGAAGAGGGCGAGGATGTCGATTGGTACGATTGGCTTGTGGGCTATCGCAAGCCAAGCACATCAGCCTTTAAAGATTAGCTATGTTCGCACCGTTGACATTGTAAAAATCGTTGACAAAAGGTAAATTATTATAAGCAAACCGAGGTCGGAAAATGACTGTATCGAGTACGACGGCAAAAATCTCATATGCGGGCAATGACTCAAATACGAGTTTCAGCTTTGCGTTTACGGTGTACGTCAACACCGACCTGGTTGTGACGTTTACGAATTCGTCGGGCGTGGAATCGACGCTGACCGAAGGTGCCGGCACAAGCAATTATTCGGTGAGCGTGTCGAGCTATCCAGGCACCGGGTCAATCACCTGGCCGGCAAGCGGATCGACCAAGCTGCAATCGAACGAAAAGATCACGATCAAACGGGTGCTGCCGCTCACGCAGACGATCGATCTGCAAAACCAGGGTGGTTATTTTCCGGACGTACAGGAGCAAGGTTTCGACCGCGGTGTTTATCTAAGTCAGCAAATCGATGAAGAGGTCGATCGCTCTATTAAGATACCTGTGTCGTCAGCAACGTCGATTGACTCAACGCTGCCGGCGCCAACGGCCGGCACGGTGATCGGGGCGTGGAACGACGATGCGGATGCGATCGTTGCTGGTCCGACCGTTGCGAACATTTCGGCGGCCGAAGCGAATGCGACTGCGGCAGCTGCGAGCGCAGTCACGGCAGCTGCCGAGGCGTCAGCGGCTAATCCTAAATATACATTTTCTACCAGCACCGGGATGACCGATCCTGGCGCCGGAACCTTACGCTACAATCATGGAACTGTGGCATCAGTTTCGGCCATAGCGTTGGACGATACGACGGCCGACACCGGCAATCCAGACATCGAGGCATGGCTAAAGAGTTGGGATGATAGCACCTCGACAGTTAAAGGCTGGCTCCGACTGGTCGAGCCGGGAACCCCAGCGAACTATGCCGTGTTTCATATTACAGGATTGACCGATAGCAGCGGATTCATACAGCTTGCCGTGACGCATATCGACAGCAATGGCACGTTTGGAAACGGCGATAGTATTCGCGTGATGTTTTCGCGAACGGGCGATAAGGGTGACACGGGATCGACCGGAAGTCAGGGAATTCAAGGCGACGAGGCGGGCGTCTTACCTTATGTTTTTGCGACCTCGACAACGGATTCCGATCCAACAGCGGGAAAATTACGCTTCAATCACGGGACGCTGTCGAGCATTAGTCAGATATTTATTGACGACCAGAGCAATGCGTCCGGAACCCCTGACGTGTCTGCGTTGCTGTTGACTTGGGATGACAGCACCAACGTCAGCGACAAAGGCACCATAGTCGTCTCTAAAAAGAGTGCGCTGCAAAATTACTTTATCGGCAAGCTGACCAGTCTGGTTGACGCAAGCGGTTACGTGAAGTTGGTGGTAACGCACGTTGCATCTAACGGCAGTTTCAGCGCCGATGACGATTTGCTGGTCGAGTTTCAGCGGACGGGCAATGCCGGTTCGCTTTCTGATCCAATGACGACGCGCGGCGACATCATCGTGCGCGACAGCTCAAACGCGACGGCGCGGCTTGCGGTTGGCGCAGCGTCAACTGTGCTGGTCGGCGGGACAGACCCGAGCTACGCTCAAGTTGCAACCGCGATGATTGCGGACGATGCAATCACGCTGGCGAAAATGGCACCCGGCACTGACGGCAATCTCATCACCTACGATTCCAGCGGCAACCCGGCGGCAGTCGCGACGGGTTCGGCTGGGCAAATCCTCACCAGCGCGGGGGCAGGCAGCCCGCCGGTTTTTGCGGCGGCGGCGGGCGGCTGGGCGCACGTCGAAACAAAAACCGCCGACAACAGCGAGATGACCTTTTCGCACACGGTCGCATCAGGATACGATTACCAGTTCGTCTTCCGCAATTGCAACATTGGTGGTGATGCTTCGGCGCATTATCCATTTCTACAGATCGGCACGGGCGCGGGGCCGACTTTTCAAACGTCGGGATATTTAAATCAGTCGTTAATGGCAGACGATTCCACGGTCACCGGTCAGCGAGACGTTCGGACTGACGGCATCGAAATCCTCGCGAGCATGGGAACGGTCGGAGGCGATCACGACACGCGATTTATGTCGGGCCAGATGCTCGTTTACGATCCGGGCGCGGCAACAAAAGCCGTTACTGAGGGTCGAATGTTTGCCGATGACGCATCTGTCATACCGCATTTATGCATCAACAATGGGAGGTATGACACGGCGACGGCAGTGACAGCTTTTCGGTTCACCTCAGCTGCATATCATTTCGAACATGGAACCGTGTCTCTCTACCGAAAGGCCATAGCATGACGAAAATAATCGTAGCAGATTTCGATAGCGACGGTGTGATCCTCGCTGAGAATCGTGCGGATGACGCAGACGCTGCTAATGCAATCCGCAGTGTGATGCTGGCTGAAGGCTACCGAAATGCATTTGTTAGCGACGTTCCGTCTGGCGCCGAAACCGGCTGGCGCGTTGAGGGCGGCGCCGTAGTCTACAAAGCCGACGTTGCGGCGGCGGCAGAGACTGCCAGTGCAATGAAATCTATTCGATCCGAGCGTGACCGCCGTCTCGCCGAATGCGACTGGTGGGCGTCATCTGATCTGACGATGAGCTCCGAGCAAACGGCGTACCGCGCAGCCCTGCGCGATTTCCCGGCAACTGTCGATCTGTCAAACATCGTTTGGCCGACAAAGCCGTGAGCGATGACTAAAACGCTGGTCGCCTTGGTTGTGGTTTTGCTCGCATCTTGCGCGGCCGCTGCCAACATTCAGCGAGTTGATACCATCACAACGACAGGCCCATGCTACCGGCCGGCTGATTTACAAGATCGCCTGGATCGCGATGGGTTTGATGTGCGAGTGACGGGACAAAGCGAAAACAGCACCGGCAAAAAGGCAAGCGTACTCTTTTATTCGAAGGATCGAGATTTTGTTATCGTGCTGCGGTCTGGCAACCTGGCCTGTGTTCTGGCCGCGGGAAAAAAGCTCGAAGGCGTCTAATGGAGGGCGCGGATTTGCGATTATTGATGACTGTTGGCGGGATGTTGGTGTCTGTCGTCAGCGCATTTGTGATCGTCAAAACGAAATTGAGCGGCGTAATCGAACAGCTGGGCGACATGGAAAAGAGGCTCCGCAAGCTCGATAGCACAATCGACAAACAACACACGGCGATCGAGACCCAGGCCCAGCGCACGCATGTTCTCAGCGGAATGCTTGAGCCCAGCAAACGTGAGAAACTGCACCGATCACTAGAGCGAAACAAGGTCGAGATCGAGCATTTGCGCCGTGATGTCGATGCACATCGACGCGAATACCTATCTGCTCATAACGGGAAACATCCACCTGTTCCCAGCGAGAAGGATAAAACTGATGATTGATTATTCTAAGCTAAAATATTTTAAGCGATCCGAATTTGTGTGCAGCTGCGGATGCGATCGCGCTGAGATGGATGATGATTTTGTGATGACCCTGGAGCGGATCCGCGAGAAACTTGGTCAACCGATGACGATCTCCAGTGCGTTTAGGTGTGAAAACCATTCGATCACAAAAGCAAAGATTGAGAAGGG